TCATCGTGAACATTCTTTTTCAAATAAGACCAGATAAATAATTTGTGATCTTAAATTTGTTGCTCTCAACATACTATATCTTTAATTGGAGAGGATAATAAAACCTGGCTCGCCAAATATAGCATAGGAGATAATATTGCAAGACTCCACAGAATGATCGGCATAGGCTCACCAAGAAGAATAGCATCCTGTAACGCCTGCTTCTTCTCCTCCATCCCCTCAGTACGAAGAGCATCACCATTATACTGGATCGTACCACCATCCGGAGAAGGAATACCACCATACTTGCTTCTAGTATTACCTAAAATAATCTTAGCCTCAGCAACCAACATTCTCTTACAAACCTCTCTAGCATTTGGAGATCTAAAATTATAGACCATCGGAATATATTCAATTACAACCGGGAAAGAACCACGAGGTGTAGGCATCAGCCTAATCTTGTTGTCACCCTTCAATTCCCATTGCCCCTCAGTTGCAAGTACCCGCTGACTAAACTTACGATACGCCTGTAGAAGATGAAAATCTAATAGAATATTCTGAATTCCTGTAACGTTACCTACGTTCGCGGCTACCCCAAATCTCAATAACAACTTATCTAATAAAGAGTCATATATTACTTCTTTGCCGCCTAATTCACAATATGTCTCTGTGAATTCTTGATCATGATGTGGCCCGCAAATCATATGGGCCAATTCATGAATTAAATCATCAAAAGAATGTGCTATTAACAGACCATGTTTGAAATCAATTAGTCCCACAATTCCTCCTTAGCACCAATTTAAAGATCGTTGGCGCTACACATGCTCTATAATGATATTTGAATCCATTTGGGTAAGTATATGTTTCTAAATCATTCATTGACTTGAAATAATATGTAATCTGTTTACAACTCGAACTAGGCGTTTGATGCACAAATGAATACGCTTCTGATTTAAAACCTGAAAGTAGTAACTCCCATCCTTTAGCTCTCTCTACATCTGTACACCCACGGAATGTAAAACCTATCTTTTTTGCGGCAGCATCAGCGTATAGGCGCTTATCAGATGGAATCATAGATTCAGCTGGTTTCACTTCTATCCATTCTTTATCTGTGGTAAAATCAATCAAATAATAACTCTTTTTACCAGTAATATGATTCATATAAGGTATTCGCATGACTTCATAATCCCATGTTTTGTCAGAATAATCTAGGAGTAATGCAATAGTTAATTCCATCATAGATTTAAAATAATATTCTTTCCCACTTATTGAGACATATCTTACCTTATTTAGTGATCGACTATAAACACTTCGATGTTGAGATGGATGAATACAACCATGCTTTGCCTTATATCTTGACTGCCATGCCCCGACTAATTGGTCATTATTCTTTTGTAATTTGTATAGTTGAACATATTTCCTAACTGATGAATAATGTATCCCTAATTCTTCAGCTATTGTCTTTGTGTCTTTGTTCTCTTGAATGTAAGCTTTATGTAAAAATTCCTTAGTTAATTCCTTTGTGTCTTTACAGACTTTATTTCGGTGTTTCTGAATAGCAATTTGACTATGGTTGTGAATTGATGTATCAACGCCAATAGATTTGAGTTTTCTCTTGATTGTTACTGCTGAGCAATGATACTCTTCAGCCAAATCACTTAGAGTCTTTCCAGATAAAAATTCATCTTTCAATTTATCTTTCTGTATATTAATCTCATTCCATATCTGCATGCTTTATATTTGACCGGCTGCGCCGTGGGTTAATGTACCAAAACAGGTTCACCTTCCAAACAAGCAAACAAACACTGAGCATGTGGAACATCCACAGCATAACTCTCAACCATCCCACCATTTAAAAAAGACGTAACTTTTCTATCGGAAGTAATACCACGCAACACATCCCCAACCACAAATTGATCATTATTCAACCACCCTCTATTGACAGATAAAATAGGATGATTAATGGTACTCACTAATTTTCCTGTTTCATAGACAATCTGTCTAGCTTGTTGAGTATTCTTAGATTTACGCTTAAAAATATTAATTCTTCTAGAACCATACGGAGTCTTAACCTTCCATTCTGATTTCCACTCTCGAACATCTTGCAAACTACCATCTTTATCAAGCAATTTGGTAGCTTTCGGGAAGCAGAAGAGGAACGATTCAGCTCCAAATATATCTCCTATTCTCGTAGTCGCAGGATCCCATTTCACATCTTGAACCCAGTAAGCATCAGCTGGAAGGTCATAGTCAGCCTTCAATGGCGTCGTGTAGAAATAAGCGTATTTCTGTTCATTTGGGAAATATTGAGCGATAAAATCACCAGTCGTCCTAATTGCTTGTTCAAGCTGCGTCTCAGTCAGTTCAACCAACACAGTAGGATGTCCAAGTGTAGACAATATTTCAAACTTAATTGGTTCACTACGCAGCTTAAGAACTAAAGGTAATTGAGCCGGCGAAATAATAGCCATTGATCTCTCCTATTTTAAGTTTGTAACAGGATGGACCCCATCCTGTAAGGAAGCAAACACAGCTGTACTTCTAGCTGGCAAACGATATGGAGTACAATTTACCAATTTCCTATTCACTCTATATGCCATAACATCGAATTGGTTAACAAATCTATAGTCTCGTATCCCGACTATCGCTCTAGGTTGTTTCGACTCAGACGTCAGAACATAAGTCCCTTTCCCTTTATAGACTGTAATCGCTCGTTGTTCATAAGAAGTCGGTATGAAATTTGGGCTGCCGTGATTATCATAAGTCGGAGGAGCTGGACAGACGTATCTTTCCTCTGGAAGGATGGCATTTCTTCTAATAGGAAATAGATCAAGTCGCTCTCCACAAAGCGGATCATAGGTTGGGCTGTCGTCTGTGATTGGGACTGGTATTACAGCGAATTTATTTAGTAACATTGCATCTGCTGTCTGGTATTCTTTGCTGCTTTGTCCATCTCTATCAACAATGTCATTGTTCGCATAGACGTACAGCTTTACTGAGCCGACATATACATTGTATGTGAGTCTGAACGTATTATATGATACATTGACGTATGCTTCTATTGGGCGTATTTTTTCTGCTAAGTCATTTGGGTCTATACAGCTTGACATTTTTCACCTTCATCTGGCGCAAGTTTTCACGAAGCGCCGCTTGTATTTTTGCATTGTCTTTAGTGGAGAATTTCTTTACTACTGGGATTATAAGATTGCGACCATTGCTACATGCGCCACACATTAGGGGAAGTGAACTCCCTTAGTGCCGTAAATGTATCCAGCAATCTTGAGCCTGTAACATTTTAGACCGGTGAGATTTTCTAGTAAATTTCGTATTTCAAGTGATATTGCATTTAGGTCAGTGTCTGGAGTCATATTGCTTGCATTTGCAGCGCCAACACCGGTCGATTCCTGGTTATTGGAAACTACAAGCTGTTCACCGACTGGAGTCTTGGTGAATTCAGTTCGTTTGCAAGCGTGACCATTGATTGTGAATCGTGCTGTCTGTTGGCCGAATTGGAAGGTGTAGGCTATTGGAGTTGAATAGTCAAATGTGATGTCGTAGGTAACGCCACCACAGGCACCAAGTAATTGATCTTCTATTGTTGAAGATTGGCGTTCCAGTGAACGTGCCATCTCAGAGCGTTTACCTTGTACAGGGTACGCTTTTAAGAAGGCTGTAAATGGAACGTGCTTATCAAGCAGAACGCCTCGCGGCGTAGTACCTGGTAGATCAGAGAGCTTAGGCACATCACACCTCCGTCCGACAATGGGGTACGCGGTTTATGCCGCGTACCCCATGAACAGATGACGGAGATTAGACGTGGTAGTCGCCAGCAGCAACTGCGGCGACCAACTGGTAAAGCTCGTCTGCCTGGTTGCCAGCGGTATTCTCGATCTGGACTTCGCGCGGGTTGCCTGGCAGTGTCGACAGCTTGATGTCTGGAACACCTGCCAAAACCGTAGCAAGAGTCGTTCGAGTCCGTGGCAGCACCGTGACAGGATGCCCGTAGCGGAAGGCATCTGACCGGAAGGTGACGTCACGCGTCTCAATGACCTCATTTTCCTCGCCTGGGACCGCCACGAGCTGGCTGTCAAATGGCGTGGTGAGGTGCTTGATTGACGTGTGGCGTCGGTTATCCCGGAACACCCTCACGCGTCGGAACACCGAAATCGTGGTGTTGGCTGGCTGTGCAGCTGGCATGTGTTTTTCCTCCATGCGCAAAGGACCACAACAGTCCTTTTTCCAAAATTATCTTTGCGTGGAGGACTATTATTTATGACAACACACCGAACTTAGAAGCATGGCTCGTCGGCTGAGGTCCATCATCTTCAATGATTTCTTCTTCTTCAATCACGTTGCCATGAACTTCTGGCGCATCAGTGCCTGCAAGCCCATCGCCCGCGACCTTCTGATTCATATTGTATAATGTTTCTTTATTCTCGAAAGTCCACTCAGGACGGACCTTAAGATGTTTATCAGAGAACATAATCAGATCTCTCGAAATTGACTTGTCGAAACCAACAACCTCGACCCTGACACCACGAGAATGCAGATACTTGGCCAACGGCGCGTACTGTCCATCACCAGTAGCCAGAATGATGACGTCGACCTTCTCACAGATCTCAACCGCGTCGATCGCGAGCATCACCTCGTAAGACCCCTTGGTGGGAACCGTCTTTCCTTCCCCATCGGTCTTGTTCTTGGCTTCCTTGACACGAATCTCGTAGCCAATTCGATTCAACGCATCAAGGAATTTGTCTTGTGGAACATCTGGACGTTGGACGGCGTAAGCAATCGATCGAATCAACTGTCTACCTTCTACGACACCATCAAGGAGTTTGCTGTAGTCGACTTTGGCATTCATCAAATTACGTGCAGCGTAGAACAAATTCTGCACATCCACGAATACCGCAACACGCTGACCGTTCGCTGACTTCTCCATTGCTCTCTCCTTTTCCCCAGTGTTTGCTGCCAACCAGTCACTTGCTAGTCGTCACAGCATTGTAAAGATCTATGAGCCACTTCCTAAGTTTCGCCCTTACACCATGCTTCCCGAATTCAGTCAGATGCTCATTATGGACAAGCCCTTCAACGTAAAAGGCCACTTGATCTTGATTAAGTTTATCTCTTGTAGCATAATATTCCTCACCAATCATATAATCAGGAAGCTCTAATGGTATCTTTCTCCCAGTTGCATTCTCCGGCTTAAAATATTTACGAAGTAATGATATCTCGAATTTCGAAGGGTTAAATTCTACTGCAGCTGCTATATTGTTATCAATCTTGAAATTCTGGACCTCAATATTATCAAAAGACAACGGATGTCCAACAATCAGCACAACCTGAGAAAAATTAGTTGTTACGATATTATCAATCGCCCATTGCAAACATTCAGACTCGTCAAGAAGATCTTTTGGGATATCTTCATTGGATTCAGTAATACCAACGATCGACTCAAGGCGTCTCTTCAAGCGACGTAGTCTTAATAATCTTTCGACGACAACCATGTTATCCCCCTACACAATAATATCGCGTATGCCATGTTTGCCAATTAGACGCGTTTCCCAATAGGTGGCGTCCTGAAGCTTCCTTGTTCAAAATAGTACTTAAGATCAACATTACCAAGCGCAATAACCTCATTGAACCCAATACCCTTCTTATCTGGGTATTTAACCTTGTCAACTAAAATAATATCATCAGTAGGCTCATATATATTCACATACTTCACACCGGACACCTCTTGTAATGCACTATAAAGATTAGACAAATAAAATGGTGTGCCCATATCAAAATTCTTCAAATCAAAGAAGTTAGTCAACGTCGCAGAGATGGTATTCTTAACCGTGCCAGGGTCAGCATTACGACTCATAACCACAACAGCCTGAACGTCTATGTAGTAGATCTTACCATCAAGTACCCTGATTTCATCAGTCAGAACGTTCAATTCCGTAAAATAATTAGAAATGCCAAGTTTCAAACCTTCATTAGGCGTAATCGGAGTGCTATTCGGACCCTCCGCAAGAACGTACACTTCGACAATATTCCGATTAACGAAATTAGTCGTCATAATCTCAACAGCGTCTTCAGTAGTCGGGGCTGCACGAATCATGTCAGCAATCTCATAAATATCACCATCAACACCAGTACGAATAGCTCCAACCGCCTTCGATACCGAACCAAACACAGGGTGATTATAATTCATAGCAAGGACACCATAGTCCTGGCTAGTCACCACACTATTATGCGTAGCAAATTCCTTAGGAGCACGCTTCTTAGCTTCCTCGATCGTCTCAGCGTCGGTCCCACCCTGAGACGGCATAGAATTCGTGAATAATACCTCGACAGCTGCAGAAGCTGGCGGCTCAGGTGACATGGATCTAGTATTATTAATGATCCCAGCGCCAATACGACCACGAACACCACCACCACGACGATATGTAATAGTAATCTGATCACCAGCCAAAGGAGCCTTACCAGCCGTATTATCACCAAAATAAATCCTAGTCTTACCATCTAAATGTTGGACCTCGTAAACTTCATCAAGAGGCCCAGATTTCTCAATAATATCAACCCTACGCCAAATACGAGACTCGGACCCTGTCTTCACATCGACAGTAATAGGAGCATCAAGGACATCAGTATAATTTATGTCAACATATTGATCAGTACCGCCATTCGAATAACCAATAAGAGGATCGCCAAATTTACCCTCAATGCCATATCCAACTATCCCTCTCTTACCAGGAGGTATCGAAATATATGAAGTGAAATCACCAGGAGATCTGAACACTTCGTAATTAACCGAACCACCATCTGGTCCAGTAACCACAAAACTAATACCAACTGGCACCCTTAATTCAGTAGTCAAAGGATTCGGGACCGAAATTTCAATATCAACCACAGCAGGAGTAGCACGTTGCATTTCCTGATCGATCAAACCAAGGTGATTAATAGTAGCTTCCTTCGTCCTACAAGTCGGTAGATACGCTTCCTCGATTAGAATATCGCCACGTTGGGTAATAATATCGGCGACATATGACACTAACTCCAACGTCATGATCAAACCGTTACTAGAATAGAAATCGTTGAAATTATTTGGATGATATGTCCTAATATACTCGACACAGGCCCGCATCATATTTGTGAAGTCTAGAGCTGAGAAATCTAACCTACGTAATTCAGGAGCAGGTAATATGACACCATACTCCTCTGGGACGTTCGGGGCTTCGAATACAAATTGAGTAGTGTCAGTGCTCATGAATTAGCCACCTGTATCCCAACCGTCGCCTGGTCTAAATTGTTCAAAGGCAACTGGAGTTCCACTATTAAATTTCCCTGATTATTTGTGTTCGGATTAAATTTATTCAACAAGAAGAATCCATATACCTTTATTTCTATGAAATTCTGATCGACCCCAGTAACATTGATCTCCACGCCTGTGACATTGACCCTTGGTTCCCAAAACTTAATCGTATTATTTATATTAGTCTTTAGATCATCAATCGATTCTGTAGTTATTGGCTGGAAAAGAAACCTTCTTATACCACTACCAAAAGTCGGACGCATCACCCGTTCGCCAGGAGACGTAAGCAACAATTGTAGAAGATCATTCCGTATAAGACGATCATCCGTCTGACGAGACATCACTCCTTCCTGTCCCCCCAAAAACGGAGCATTATACCCATACCAGATCATTTCACCATCTCCTTGACCTTAATCAAATCATTATACTGCGCATTCATCTCCGCATAGATGATATTCAAACTAGCCAACTGCTCATCCCTAGTAGCTTCAAGCTCAGCCTGACGATCTTCCATCTTAGCCACAATAGAATCAGTAGCACCATAAACAACCTTCGCAGCATTCAACACCTTCAATGTCTCATTCAACAATTTCTGCGTATTCATGATCTCAACAGCTATCTTATTGGCATCTGCCTTCTGAGTATTCAAAGCCAAAATCAAATCATTCATCATAGTACGGGTAGAAACTTCAAGATCAGCCAATTCCTCATCCGTCAAACCAAGTTCTTCAACGTCAAGATAATTGGTATTTTGCTGCAGATCAATGACATTAGGTACACCAAGAGTAATCAATTCCTCAATAGTAGTCGTCAGATCGAAATCAAGAAATTCACCATACTCAAATATTTTATTACCAATTCCAACCTCTGATCTGTTCGAATAATTGACATTGAAAACAAATTCACCGACACCATCCTGCCTCTTCGCTGGGTTAAATGTCTTAGATGGAAGAGGTTTTATCTCAACACTATATGGTAATAGCGAAGCAACAATCGTCGGTCTCGGAGGATTATTACTTGAAATAGTCCAGGTAATAGACGTAGAATCAGTTGGACCCGTAGGTAAAATTGTTGCATATAAAGCTGTCGGAGCCACAATTATCATTATCCACCTTTAATTATTTTTTCATCAATTGCGTCGAAAGGACCATTACCAACTGCTGCCCTATCTGTCGGTTCTATCTTCTTTTGGATAATTGGTTTAGGATCTAACGGAACGCAGCGACCACCAGTAGGTGCCTGAGCATTACCACCAATTAATGGCATTGCGTCAGGCAATACTCCTGTATGCTTTGGAGCATTATCCGGAACATCCATATTCCACGCTCCAGGAACTAACTGAGCATGCGCACCACCAGCCTCCATATTGATCGCCTTACCAGCCTTCAACGAAATCGTATTGTTAGCCTTAAGAGCTATGTTCTCACCAATAATTTGTACATCCTTAGCACAAAAAATCTGTATTGGTCCGACACCAGTCGCATTACGTATAATAATAGATTTATCATCTTCACCATCTCTCATCAAGATAAACATATCATCATTTTGCTTAGCTCTCCAGATACCAAGATTGTATCGCTTAGAGAACCACATACCACGACGTTGACCGTCAACAACCTCAGTCCACGCACCGTCAACGCCGACACGCCCATCCCTCGCTTCTAAACCCTGATTGAAAATCTCCTCAGCACTAGGAAAACCCTCAGGTTCAGCCTTCCGGCCATTATCCTTATTGCCAGATGTCTTCAGACGCAGATAACCATTGGCCTTATCGAGCTTCAAATGGCACGTATCTAGCTCTGGATTGAAGGTCATGCCTATACTCAATGCAAATTCATTTTCCTTCAGGCCTTTCCATTCCCTGACCAAGTCACCATTAAGATCTGTACACATTAACAAATAATCTTTTTTATCATTCAGTTCAACAAGTTTAGACTTTGGAGAATACCATCTCGTAGTATCAAGTTCGTCTTTGTCATTTGCTTCGAAACAGAATCCGAACTGAGTCGACTCATTCGTAGTCCAACTGCGCCTGGTCTTCAAGAACCAACCATTCGCCCTGTCCTTCTCCTTGGTATCAGCTTTCTTTGGATCGCTTCCCCTATCATCAAGGGCGAATTTAATACCCCATCTTGTAACCAGACGCATCTGACGAGCATCTCTCTTAATCCAGTCAGATGCCTTCTCCTGATCGCAATCAGGCCCTATGTCTTTAATTAATTCCTTTTTGTAAAATTCGTCCTCTGCAGGATGGAAGCCAGCATCCATGATCTGGAATAAATGTCCACCTTTAGAACGTAACTTCAACCATCGTTCATCTGATTCGGACCACTCAGAAAGCATCTGGCCGCCATACTTTCCTTCTTCCTTACGCGACTTGGCGTTAGATACCTTCTCTTTACCTGAGATCGCACCACCCCTCTGAGCATAACCAACATCCCTCATTTCGAATTTATGGCCTGCCCTAGTTCTAACCTCATAACGTCTCTGATCTCGATCCTTTGAATTAGGCTTATTTTCATTTAACAATTTAACGAAATATTTATAACGATCTATTTCGAACTGATGTTCCTCGATGCCCTCACCTTCCTCGAAATCACCGATACCCTTGAATTCACCCTTATCGCCGTCTAATTTCCAATAATATCCTATGTCGGCATGGATCGCATAAATGCCATATTTGCTTATACGTGCGAGATATTTTCTGTCAGGTTTATTGATCTCAGGCTTCAACTTCTCCTTCTGTAATATACTCCTTGTTACACCATCAACTCCTTGCGGGGCAGTCTGGGCTTCGTGCTCTTTTGGGAAGAATCCAACCGCACAATTTATCTCAGATGACCCATACCTATCTCTCCACCCAGAGGACATAGGTCTGAAATCTTTAGGTAGATAATCTTTCTCGTAATCTTGTGGTGGGCTAAGAGGTTCACCTTTTTTATCAACAGGTTTGGGAGACTCAGTGAATATCGATTCCTTTGGATATCTCTGTCTCCTTGTTCCTGAGGCGAATCCTATCCATACTGGACCATACGGATGATCCTTTTCAAAATCAATCCATATTATATCATCTATCATAGGGCTCGTCCAGGATCCAGTATTTTTACCACCTAGATTAAAACCTGGAATAGCCCACGGACAATCTTTTGGTAATAGATTAAAATCATGCAATTCAGGGCATTTAAACCTTACCCTATGTAATTGTAATGGATCATTGGTCTCAACTACTACTGCCCTATATCGACCTGGGAATCTACTCTGTAATTTATGAGTTCTTTCTCTGAAAAATTCGGTCCAGACTCTGTGTAGATTATCATTTATAGCCATTAATGATCCTCACTCTATATTTTATGTATTAAAGTCCGCTGAATACCGTGGCTCTTAAAGGTAATTTTATTACAAGGCCAGCCTGCGGCCATCCAATAGTATTTAGAGGGCTATTAAACATGATTACAACCCACGCTAAATCCTGGCTATCATAGACATCTAATGCTATCAAATCGGGTCTGCCAGCCGTGCTCTGATTCACCTGGTATTGCCTAATCTGGTCTTGCGGCACATTGTCTATCTTCATGAAATTAGGTCTATTCCACATACCGTACGTCTCTTTGCCATCTACATAAATCAATTCTGATTTGGCAAATCTTGAATCGTTAGTAATTAATGGCATTTATGCCTCCTTAGTACCAGTCGAATTTAACCGCCTGCAATGGTTCCGTGAGTAATTTACCTTTTCCTTCTTTGTCGTTCGGATTCAAAATATTATGTGCCATTTCGAGACCTACGGCAACTTTCGTATGTAGAGGATGCACGCCACCATTATCAACGACTTCATCGCCGTAGGTTATGTCTACTGACATTACTCTACACATCATGTCCTTCATTACTACGCCATAAGTAATAAAAGCAAGTGGATAAACCTTATCGGAAAATTCATAAAAGTATGCTTTTAAGTTACGACAATTAGTGGAAATCTTGACAGCATCCCACTTACTATCGGTACAGACGTATTCCCATTCCATCGTAAGCTTTTTACTACTCGATCCTTGATGGATCTTGAGTTGGTCATTACCCCAGATATCTTCTTCTTTCCATCGGCTAGCATTCGATTCGCTTTTAATCTTTGGTAAGAATTGAAATTCGACAGTATAACCACCCTGGCCGCCTTGCTGGCCGCCTTGCTGGCTGGCCTCTTCACCACCAAACAACCACGAGAAGAAACCCTGCTCGCCCTGGCCGCCTTGCTGGCCTTGCTGGCCGGAATTCAAAGTGAATTTAACGCTATTTACTAAATTCCTATCAAATTCAACTAAGCTGTTGTCAGACACAATTCACTCCTTAAATCCACCCATTAGCGACATTTGCTAAACTAGCTTCTCCCTTATTACCAGCAATCTCTGGTAAATATTGCCGTAGTGTTTCAGCAGTAGATCCACTGTCCTTACCAATTCCAGTAAGCAGTACAGCCAACTGCCCCAATGTCTCAATTGATTTCTTCATATTATTGGCCATTGTGTCAGTAGGACCGCCAGACGGCTCAAAGACTTTAACTGATGGTATCTCTTCAGCTATGGCTTTATTCTTGTCTTTTATAGCCGCAGATGTCCCAGTCTCT